ATGATTGAATCGCCTTGATTGCCAAAAACTAAGCTCTTGTCATCAACTATCATCACTCGCTCGCTGAAAAGAGCGCCATGCGATGCGGTTAGTTGACTAGCGACTGTTGTAATGTCAGAGGCTCCGTCGCCCAAATATACATTGCCGCTTGTTATAAGCAGTCCAGAGGTGGTGTTGAATTGTCCCATTGCGCCAGACAGAATAGAGGCTGTAATGTTTGATAAAGCTGAGCCGTCGCCATAGAAGGCAGAGGCGGATATGTTTGTCGAGGCGGACAAAGGACCATTAACATAGACAGAGCCAGTGAACTGATGTGTGTCGTCGGCAGTATCGCCGAAGATGGTGTCGCCGCTTGCGGAAATGTTTGTTACCGTCTTGTCGATAACATTGACATTGTATTGGTTAGCCGTGAGAGTTCCTGATATCTCGACGCTACCAGTTATTGCAAGCATGCTCGATGCAGTATGCCACATCAACTCGGAAGAGCCACTTATTGAAGTGTTGGAACCTGCATCAGGAACTCTGAATTGGAGGGAACCAGTTGGTCCACTGGAGGACATGCCTCCTCCACTAATATATGCCCAGGAAAATTCGCCCATTTTATAACAATGCTCCTTATATAAAAACGCTCATTATAAATAGGGAGCAAATTGGGTTATATACATCCTTATTTATTTACGCTATTTCAATGAATGTATCTGACGGTTCAAATAAAATCAACATATCCACATCAGATCCGTTAATATCAAGACAATATCCAACTTGACGAACTATGTCTCCTGTTGTAGAGGGGGTGGTGAATTGAAGCTTTCCTGCTGAGCCAGTGGATAAATATACTGGGGCGCCAATTGTCATTGCATCATCTACTGCTGAGCCCGTAATTCTGACAACTCCTTTTGAAAACATTCCATGAGTTGTAGAATTCGTCCCAAGGGCGATACTGAGGAGTTGATTTCCGCCGGTTGCGTCATCGTCTCCCTTGGCAGGTGCCCAGCCGCCATTTGAAGCGAGATAATATAAGCCTCCTTGAACAACTGTAGTTCCTCCAATGGAGATGACATCCCCTTGGAGTCCGAGAATAGAGTCATACTGGGTTGTGTATTTACTTGATCCAGAATCAATTGCCATCAACTTTGACAACTCACCTTTGTGAAGAGTCAGTGTCGCTGCTGTGACTCCCAATATCGCCTTAGTTGCAAATAAATTAGTATCGTCCCAAGTTAACCCGCCTGACGCGCCAAAAGCTGATCCTCCATCGTTGAATTGGATTTGAGTATCTGCACCTGCTGCTGACCCTCCACCTCCACCTCCGGCGGAAGAAGTCAACACGAACTCTCCATCAGTATTTAATCCGACATAACTTCCTGGTCCTGCGATGGAGCCACTCTCGGGCGACATGCCTGGTTCATAATTGCTTCCGGCGTATCCCATTATTAACTCCCGTCAAGAGTCGTTAAACCAGAGCCAGTCAAAGCATACATGCTTGAAACTCCAATTTGCGTCAACTCAGCCACAACAGTGAAGCTTGCATTTCCAGCATTTGTCGCTGGTGCTGATACATAAATTTCTTTAGCTTTTACATTGAAGGTATAGGAATCCTCTTTTGAATCAAAAAGAACATAATGTAAACCAGAGACTACATCTCCTGAACCAGTTGAATTAAAGTGTACGCGGATATCTTCGCCGCTTCCGTTAATTACAGTAATTGATTTTGTAACCATGGGAAAACTGTAGCTGACTTCTTGCCCGGCGGCAAGTGCTGACGAGCCAGTAATCCACGGCATACCCGATACTTGATATGAGCCGACATTGCTTAATCCGACTCGGTATGTGTTGAAAGGTCCAGATCCCATAATATATTAAACTCCAATATTTCTTTATAATTAGTTATTACTATCTCTTATCTTCTTATTTTTTGCCAACTCTCTCTTAATTCGAATATTTCTTTCATTTCGAATCTCAGAAGGTTTTCTAAAATGCCTTCTCTCTCGGACCTGCTTAACTATCTCTCTCTTTTTTGCCTTACGAATAAATCTCTTTATCATTTTTTCTTCAGTATCGTTTCCTTTTTTCAAAGGCTTCACTGTAAGGTTGGATATTTTACTCATTGTCTTCTCTTATTTGTTGTGGCGATGCCAAGTTTTATTAACACCTCCGAATAAATTACTTATATCAACGCCGGCGTCACTTGGAGAAACTCCTGAAAGAGGGTCTCCCTGCTTTGACTCAACTGATGCTTTGGCGGGAGTGGTGCCCTCGAACAAATCAACTCCGCCGAAGGCGTCTTTGCCTATGGCATCGAGCATCTTCTTTCGAGTTTCTTTCGCTTTTTCCATTGCTTTGATTTTGGCAAGCTGTTGTTGTCGTGCTTCTTCTGCATCATTTCGTTGTGATGTCTGTGTCGTGGGGGAAGCAGATTGTTTTGATTCTATAAGTGACTTACTACCCAAGCCTTGAACCACTTCTGAAATTATTCCGGACAGGACGCCATCTTCAAATATTACTTCTTTTACGCACTCTTTTATCAATGGACGTAAGACTGTTTTTAGTTCTGATTTCTTCACTTATCCCTCAATACGTCATTCAACGCTCGGTTTATTCTATCTGCTTTGGTTATGATGTTGGGCTCCTTGCCCTCTTTCATCATAAACGCTCCTGTTGTAGATGGTTCGGAAACCATGTCGTAGCATACAAGGTTGAAGTCGTCTTCAACGATGGTGCCATCGGCGGTTTCTGTTACTGAACCCATTCCTCTCGATGATATGCCGAGAGTTACGCCAGACTCAACCAATGAGCGGAGTATCATTCCTGATGGCGTTTTCAGAATTTGGATTTTGCCCATAACATCGTTACCTTCCCACCAAGCCTCTACGACTAAGTGTGATGCGTTGGCGAGGTTAATGACTGCTTGGTCGGGGTGATCGAGTTCGCCTAATGCTCTGCGCTCTTTAATGAGTTTCTGATAGTTGTTCATCTCTCGTTCAAGGATGCTGTAAGGGTAGCGTCTGCCGTTTCCGTTTTTGGTGTTTGCTCTTTGCATCACACCTGTCAAAAACATTGCTCCGTCCTCACGAACCATGCGTTTCTCGTTTTCAGTTAGGTAGTCTTGACAGACTCCACCTTCGCAAAGCGAGTAGTATTCGGTTATTAGTAGTTTATCACTCATTTTATTTTCCTATGCTGGCGTTACCAGCGTGAGTCAACTGCCTTTGCAGCATCGCCTTACTGGTTGCAACATCCATCTATCTGTCCAATTATTCATTTGTTCTTCCCTATTTGTATTCCGTCGTCTGAAATCATTTTATCCAGAACATAAGATGTCCCAGACGATAATGAACTCAATATCAACAGGTTGGCGATATTATAGTCAAATGTAAATAGTTCTGTGAAAGCATTTATGCCGAACAAAAACGCTCCCACCCAAGTGCCTAAACACATTGAACATTGGAATAGTTCTCCTATCTTTCCCTTTGTCGGACGGATGGAGTCAAATATTGTGCCGTAGGCAAGAATCTGTGTTAAGCCAAATGAGGCAAGAACGAAGTAGATGAGTTCCACATTAGTTCCGATTCATTATACTCATGCCGTATGGACCTCGTATCCAGCCTGGACGGATGGAACCCTTGACTGGCTCTTGAGGGACTTCGCCTAGTTCGGTTGAGTCGCTGCTTTCTGGTTCTGTTAGATAGTCGTTCACTGCTCTCTCAAACTCTTCGATGTGTTCGAAGTATGGCTTCTCTTCGATAATGAACTTGTTGATACTATAAAGCGCTGCCTGAACCATGTCAATTTCTTCGTTCAGAAACATTTGAGCCTCCATGGAGCCATAAACATACCCTGAACGGACGCTCTCTGGTTCAATAAGCCCTTCGGTTCTTAGGAGAAGAAACAACCTATCCTGAGTGTCGTAAACTTCTTCATTCGTAATATGCTTTGCGAGGGCAAGAATCTTTTTGCTCTCGGGATATATCACGATATCAACATCAGGGTGATCAAATACAACCAACTGATTTCCAAGTGTCTTGCGAACATCAAGACTTATATCTTCTTTTATTCCGAGTTTGTTCTTGACATGTGGGATAGTTACTTTGATACTCATTACATCTGAATCTCGTGAGCTAAGTTTTGAATCTTTAAAACCTTCTCAATTAGTGCCTTGTCAACTGGCGTCTCTCTGAATCCATTAATCATTAGCAAAACCTCTCTTGTTGATTCCACCATACTCTTGTCGGACACAATTTCTTCTGACTCAAGAGAAGCTCTCAAAACATCGTGAAGTCTTCCCAACTCTTCATTAAGATAAATACTTACATCCACTCCGTTATCGGAAAATGATAAAATATATCTATTAAGCAATTCTTTCTGTTCGCTTAAAATTCCGCTGGAGTATGTTTCGTTATATTTAGATACAAAAGTGTTGAACACTAAGTTATCGATTGGTTTCATCGTCTTCTCTTCTTTGACTGCAGATTTCAAAGTCAGAGATGAAACAATCTCCTGTTCAAGAAGGACGGCGGATTTAACACTCGTGACATCCGAGTCTGATCCAAATAGCTGTGCGACAGTTGCGATGTTCTTGTAATTTGGAACAAAGTTTCCAAAAACTCCAGATGAAAGTTCTCGATTGATTCGATTTATTAAATGACTCTGTGCTTCATGAATCTCGTCGGAATTCATTGCAGAGTGGGCTTGTCGGACTTGAAATGTTAACTTTTCCGCCGTCAGGGTGTCTAAATCATTTGTTTCGAGAAGCGCATTGAATAACTCCAACTCTTTTGACAAAATTGTTCGAGGAGAAAATGATTCTTTCAATATCATCACTGCAGTCTTTTTTGCGGATTTGTCTCCGGAAACAACCGCTTTAGTTATCTCTCTGACGAGCGCCTCATATAAAAAGGCAGTGTTTCTTTTCTTATTGTGCTTGTTTCTTTTCATCTGTTCCACCTAACTTGCTATTATCTAGCTCTGTAATTAGTTTCTTAATCTCCTGTTTCACCTCGAATAACTTTCTTTCTTCAACTTTATCAACCAAATCAACCTCTTCTTGAAAAAGTCCAGCGTTCCTAAACTCTCCACTGGCAGAAGATAGGTGGTGTAAAGTTTCGTATCCCACTCCTCCTGGGTTATTCTTTCGAGGAGTATTTACTTCTACGCCTCGTGCTTTACTTCGAGTGCGTCGTTTTCTTGGACCACTTTGTCCCGTTCGGCGGTCATCTCTCTTTCCAGGTGCGGCGAGGAGTGGATCTTCATCTCCGGCAGTTACATCATCTGCAATATTTGTGTCTTCAAAATCCTCTTCCCCACCTAAGTCTCCGCCTAAGTCTCCGCCCAAATCGGCGCCCAAGTCTCCGCCTAAGTCGGCACCTCCGCCGCCTTCTGCTTCGGTTGCGGCAGCGACTGCTTCGAGTTCGGCGTCAAGCTTTCTGTCGTAGAACATCTCTCTTTGGTTGCGTAGGAATTCTTCTTCTGATAGGTTAAAGATGTTGTCGGCAACCCAGCGACGGGAGAAGAATCCATCTGTTGCCGACGCGGCGATGTCGAACTTGGTGTTCCAGTGCTCCAACTCTTGGAGTTCCGCGATTTTAGATGGATTGTTCAGGGATAGCTTAAAGCTAATTAAATCTGCTCCTTTGTATCCGAGAGTGTATAAGTGAATAATACCAATCTTCTCCAACTCGGCGAGAACTGATCTTTGAAGTCTTTGAATCGTTCTGGCGAATCGAATGTCTTTCTGAGCAAGAGTTGTTTTGTCTTCTTCTGCGCCCTCTGAGCGAGAGAGATAGGAGGCGGGAACCTTAAGTGCTGAGAACAGCTTGTCTCTCAAGTACTTGACATCGTCGATGTCTCCAGTATAAGAACCTCCAGCCAAGGTATCAATTTTAGATGACACTCCACCTCGGACGGGAATGAAATAGTCCTCCTCGGTTGACATTGGATTATATCGTAGATCAACTCTTCCGGTAGATGAATCGACAACTTGGTTGCGCTTCATCTGCGTCATTACTTTCTGCATGTACTGCTCTACATCTGATGGGGATACATTTCCGACATCAATGTAGAATACGCGGCGTTCTGGTGCCCTAACAATACGATACGCCATCATAGCGTCTTCGAGTAGGATAAGTTGGCGGAAGATACGACGGGCGGGTTCGAGGACAGATGTCCCATAGGGAGCGTATTTGTCGTTCCCGAGAATTCGGAAATGTCCGATTTGCCAGTTTTCAAATGTAAGTCCGCCAGAGTTCCATTGAAACTGAATATATTTTGGATTTGTCTTGTCTTCACCTTCAAGTCGCTCAATCTCGTGAGTTGGAAGTCCAACAACGGATTGCACTCCGAGTCTTTCGTCGATATCAAGATAGAGAAAGAAATCTCCATACTTACACATCGTGCGGCACCAGCCGAACAAGTTGAACTCGATATTTAAAACAGTTTGATAGAGTTCAGCAAGAACTGACTTGATCTCCTCATTTGGACACTTGATTGACAGAAGGGGTTGCAAGTCTGATGAGGTTGTCATCTCGTCTGCATAAATGTCAAGAGCGGAGGCAATCTCGGGAGTGTACTCCATTTGTTCGAAGTCTTGGTAGCGCTCGGCACGCATTTGGTTCGCCATAATAGCGGTGCTGAGTTGCTCGAATGGATTGTAATTTGCCTTCTTGAAATTTAATCCAGATGCAGACTGAAACTTAAATTTGTCCAACTGAACACGGGAGAGCTTTCTGCTCGTCTGCGTTCTATAGTTGACAAGTGGTCCGGATAACAGGCGAGTTAACTGCCTGAAGAGAGCGGAATCATTATTTTTTGGATTGTTCTTTTTTGCCATGTTTTATCCCTTGTATAACCAACCAAATTGTTGAGCTATCTGGATTGCTTTTTGTTCTTCGTCTTTTAAACTCATACTATTACTATGCCCCTCTTGCCCTCTTATTTGAGTATTCAATTTTGTCGATGCGACAAACATTGAATTAACAAAGGATTCTCGATACTGCTGTTC